GCTGAACTGCCCGTAGTTCGCCGTCAGGTCAATGCACCCGAAGTCAAGACACTTGCCCCCGATGGGGACTTCTTCTTCCCTCCGTATGTAACGGACCCACAACGTGCGCCTTATTGTTTCTGGCGTACTTACTACACACCGCAAGAACTTGAGAACAAGGTTGTAACTGATGGATGGGATGAAGGATTCGTTGAACACGTTATTGATAAGTACCGAGGTGTTAATATTGACAGCATTGAGCGCGAGCAAGAAGGCCGCCGCTCTATCAGCCTTACTGATAATGCTTACGAAGCCGAGGAGCTTATTGAAATCTGTTACGGATACCAACGCCTAGTTGACCCAGAGGACGGTGCTGAGGGCATTTATTGCACGGTATTCCACAAGGAGTTCAGCGGGGACGAGTTCACTCAGGGGTACGCAAAATTTGAATTACTGAATGGCTACGAGGATTATCCCGTGGTTGTTACCCGTCTCTCAGAGGACGGCAAGCGTCTCTATGACGCCAGTACTATTCCTTCAATCCTGCGGGGTATCCAGAATCAGGTCAAGGTTGAGCGGGATTCACGCATTGACAGAAACAGCCTGGCAACATTACCGCCGATTCTGCACCCCGTGGGACAAGCTCCTACTGATTGGGGACCTGGACGGATGATTCCTTATCGCCGCAAGGGGGACTTGGACTTCGCTCCTACACCTGCTTACAATACTGGTTCGCTGGAGATGGAGAACACTATGCTTGAACTTGCTGACCGATTGGTTGGACTGGACGAACAGTCAAGTATTAGTCAAGTACGCAAGCAGTTCCTCGTGGACAAGTTCCTTAGCCACACCGCCGAGGTTCTTCGTATGGCTTACCGTTGCTTCCAACGCTTTGGTCCAGATGAGGTATTCTTCCGTGTTACAGGTATCCCTGACCCACAGGTTCTTAACAAGGGGAACCCTGATGAGAACTTCGACATTCTGATTAACTTCGATGTCCAGAATACTGACCCAGAAACAGTTCAAGCCAAGTTGCAGCAGTTCGTATCTCTGAACCAACTCAACGCCAATGGTCGCATGAACGTGGACAACCTCCTTGATATTGCTGCTGCAAGCATTGACCCAATCATGGCTGACGCAGTTCTTCAGCCCGTTGAGTCCGCTCAGCAGCAAGTCGTGAAGGATGTTACCGATGACCTGACCAAGATATTCTCTGGTATCGAAATGCCAGCCCGTCCAGCGGGAGCGCAGATTGCATTGCAGGTTATCCAGCAGTACGCACAGCAGCCTGACATTGCTCAGCGTCTGCAACAGGACGAAGCCTTTGCTGCTCGTCTTGAAAAGTACGCTGGTCAGTACACATTCCAGATGCAACAAGCACAGAATGCACAGATTGGTCGAGTAGGTACAGCCCCTGCACAGATGGGTAATGTATCAACACAGAATTTATGAGTATAGAACAGGACCTACAAGCCCTGCACAACCATGAGCATTTTGCTCGGTTCATGCAGGTTATTCATAACCTCCGTGAAGAAGCCATTGCTGAACTTCACGAAGCCAGAACGGAGAACATTCAGCAGGTCTCAGGTAGGATTATTACCTATGACCAAATCCTTCAGTTCGCTGGGTGGGAGAAGCTCCGTAAGCGTTTTTCCGAAAGTTTGTAAGGTGATAAATCACCTCCGCAAATATGTTTCGGCATATTTGTAAAGGGTAGTGTTATAATGCGCTCATCGCCATCGCTCGGCGTTAATGAGTGGATAAATTATGACTGACGAAATCACAACTGCTGACGCTGAGGCAGATACAAATTCAGTGGACAATACAAACATATCCGTTGCGGACCTTGCTAATCGCAGACTCGGACAGATGCAAGCTAAGGCTCAGCCCCAAGAGGAAGAGACTCAGGAAACATCCGAAGAGATTGAGGAAGCAGCCGAGGAAGTAACCGAGGGGACCGAAGAGGAAACCGAGGAGACGACCGAGGAACAGTCCGAAGACGTTCTTTCACAGTTGGACCTGGACGATATGTCCGAGGAGGAGTTAAGGGAACTAGCCGATAAGCTAGGCAGTCGTGCAGTTGCTCGCTACGGTGAGCTTACAGCTAAACGAAAGTCAGCCGAAGAACGGTTAGCTCGCTTGGAGGCTTCGCTCAAGGAAAAGGAAAATCCTTTGGACGCACCCAAGAAGGTTGAAAACAACCCTTTCAGCAACATCGAGAGTATCGAAGGTTTGCAGGAGAAAGCGGATGAGGTCAACAATATTGTGGAGTGGGCTGAGGACATCCTGTTTGAGAGTGATGCCTATGCTGCTGACGATGTAGTAACCGAAGTAGATGGTAAGGAAATGACTAAGGCTGAAGTGCGGAAAGCATTGCTTCAAGCACGTAAGGCACAAAAGACATTCCTACCTGACCAGTTGAGAGTTCTCCAAACACAAGCCCAATCCGAGCAAATGGCTCAGGCATTCGAGGCTCAAGCAAAACAGGAACTAGAATGGCTACAAGGTGAGGACAACGACATCCGTAAACAATACGAAGCCGTGGTAGGTGATGACCGCTTCAAGGAACTCAAGAGGGTTCTGAAGAAGGAAGCACCTGACATCGCATCGCAACTGGATTACTGGTTCGCTCATGGCGTAAACAGTATCTACGGACGTAAGCCAGTGGTTGAGCAAAAGGTAAGCCCTAAACTTAACCCACCTCGTACAGGGAATCCAACCGCTGCCCAGCCCGAAAAACAGGCTGGAAGAACTGCCAAGGCTCTTAAGGAATTAGAAGCCAGGTTTAAACAATCGGGTAATCCTCGTGATTTCGCCGAACTACGCAAACTAAAAATGGCATCACGCCGCTAATTACAAACATTCACTTATAATCATTTAATCATTATTTAAAATGGCATTCTCAAATACATATGACACCACCAATCCTGGTTCTGGTGTATCTAATCGTGAGGACCTCACCGATGTCCTTACTATCCTCGCTCCTGAAGAGACTCCTATTCTCTCCAGTGCTAACAAGCAAAAAGCTAATGCTACATTCGTAGAGTGGACCGTTGACAGCCTTGCCACTCCTGCAACCGCAGGTATCCGTGAGGGTGCTGATGTTAGCTTTGATGCTGATGCTGACAAGTTCGCTGCTCGCGCTCGCCTCGGTAACTACATCCAGAAGTTCCGCCGTTACTACCAAGTATCGGACCTTCAGGAAGCTGCTGACTCCGTTGGTCCCGCAAAGATTGCTCAAGCTGAAGCTAAGTCAATCCGTGAACTCAAGCGTGACATTGAAGCCACCCTTTCTGGCTCCCAGGACCTCGCTCAAGAAAACGGAACTGACACCGCCTATGCCCTTCGTGGTCTTGGTTCCTGGATTAGCTCTTCTGCTCAAGCAACCAATCCAGTTCCCGCTACATTCCGCACACCCGCTGGTTCCATCGCTGATGTAACTGTTGCTGAAGGTGAGTTCGCCCAAAGCGAGCTTAACAGCCTCATCACCTCTATCTTTGGTGTTACTGGCACTTCCAACAACCTCATGCTTGTTGCTGACACCGCGCTTCGCCGCGACATCAGTGACTTCGCTCGCATCTCTGGTTCCTCGGACAACAGTGTTCGTAACGTGAACTACAACGGTGAAAGCGGTAGCATCAAGCTCAGCGTTGACCTTTACCAAAGCGACCACGGTGTTGTTTCGGTTGTCAATGCTAACCCTGACTGCGCTCCTACCCAAGCTGGTATCGCAGGTATGTCTGGTTACTTGGTTAATCCCGATTACTACGGTATCCACGAGCTTATCCCGATGGGAAGCACTCGTCTGCCTAACCAAGGTGGTGGCGAGCGTGGTTATGTTGATTGCGCCCTTACGCTTGGTGTTTACCAACCCCAGGCTCACGGTAAAATCATCTCCGCAAGCTAATCGAATTGAATCTGGGTTGGGGGGATATTTCCCCCCGCCCTTTTTCTATATGGATATTATCGTACCTAATTTCAAGAAGTACTCGGACGGTGAGATTGACCGTGCTTTCATGCGTGAAATCAAGAATGGTTTCGCACTTGAGCAAGCCACCGAGAAACAGAGAGTCAATCAGGCAGTCAAGGAAGCCAAGCAATTAAGAGGGACTGAACACCCTGTTCTTGGAAAACCTGTTGCCACTATGCCAGCCCGTGAGTTCTTCAGGCTGACAGCAAAATACGGACATGAAGAAGTTCATTCCAAAAAATTTCTACAGTACTACAATAAGAAGTTCCCTGAACTAAGCCCCAACCAAGCATAACCATCTGATATAATAGCGTCATGGCAAATTACCCAACGGCAACATATGACAACCTTGAAGAACGCTTCAAGTCCATCGCGGGTCTAGCAACCCTTGAAACCACTGATGCCGCTTTCCTGCGGCAGTCCGTTAATCGCCGTATGCGTAACGCATTTGAGCGTTACCCCTGGCCTGACTTTACGCTTGTTGGAGAATCTGTTGCGCTTGTTACAGCCGATGACAACACTATCCAAACATACGGAACTGGTGTAGATTTAGCCAATGATGCTAATGTGGTATTTCGTATTCACAAAACGGACCCAACAGATACACGCTATCCAGAGGAGTACACCTTTGTTTCATTAACGAACGCATCAGGGTATCCCGCAGTTAAGATTGTAAGCCCAACCGTCCTTGATGGAGTTAATGTATTCGTAACTTATCGCAAGGACCTTGATGCAGTAATTGCTGATGGAGGAACTTACACAAGTGGGTTCTTCGGGGATGAGTCGGGAGATAATCCGAATATTCCTTATGCTTTCTTTGAGTACTGCGCCTTTGGTGCTTATGCTGACTTCCTCCGTGGGGACGGTCAGACTGACAAAGCTCAGGTAGAGGACCAGAACGCTGAATTGCTGTTACGCATGGAGATTGACAAGGTTCGGAATCAGAGCCGTCAGTTCCGTCACGATGTCCTTCAGTACCGTCCGCAGACTCAATTCCGCCGTCATAATCTTCAGGCTGGTGGAACACCATTGAATCAAGCGGAAACTGTTCTCGGTAACAACGTACAGTAATGCCATCGGACGTAACATTTACTGATGTCAAGAATGCTTTCCAGGCTATTGCTGGTTTAGAAACATTGACCTCTGCTGATGAGTTCTTTCTGCAAAGCTCGACTAATCGTGCTGCTGTAAGGGCTTACAATGAATCGGACGCATGGCCCCGATACTTGGTCATAGGCGAGGAGCGAGCTATCTCTTCGTCCCCAGCCCAGACTATTCCTTACGCTGAGGGTGGCAAGGATACCATTGGCGAGTTCCTTAGAATCCATCGGACTGAACCGTTCCTACGGAACTCAGCCCTGGAATTTGAGTTCTATGTGGATTCAACGGGGGCGCATATTCTGAATCTTACAACTGCGGATGCTTTATCTGCATTCGTAACTTACAAGAAGCAGTTCAACCCTAGTTATACTCCCGATAGTACTGACATCCCAGGCGAGTTCGTGGACTACATCATCTATACCGCACTTGCTGATTTCTATACTGGCGATGGTCAAACCGAGAAAGCGGTGATTGCGTCCCAACAGGCTGAACTAATGCTTGGTCGGGAATTGTTACGTTTGGACAAACAGGCGAATAACAACACCGTAAACAAGAAATTTTCAACTCATGGTAATCGGCAAGCCCGATAACCTTAACCCCCTGTGATATAATACCGCTATGGCTAAATCTCGAAACAACGCTCTGGAGTTCTCCTCCGCTGGTTCTATTATTGTTGATGCCGCTGCTGGTGCTACTACTGGTTCCTTTGGTGCTATTCAGTTCCTCAAGGATTCCACTATCTCTGCACTTACGGCTGCTGACAAGGTACAGAACTCCGCAAAACTGGTTGATACCTTTGCGGCTGGAACTATCCTCTATGGTCAGTTCAGCAGCGTAACAATCTCCTCTGGTCTAGTAGCACTTCACAGGGTCTAAAATGCACATTAGCCTTGACGCTGCTCTGCAACGGCAACCGTTACTTAGCACGGTTGGCGACAAGCTCCTTCCAACATTCCCAGGAGCGGCTGCTGCGTATTCGCTTCGTGCCTTGAATGGCGATGCGAACAATGTGGTAAATGTACGGCGTGACGCTGATGACGAGGAGCGGGACTTCACCGCTGAGGGAGTTGCATTGGACCTTGAAAATTGGGTAAACGGAAAACTTGAGACTACCCTTCCTGCTGATGTGTTGCTTGATGATGCGGATGTAAAGTCCTTCACTCTGAGTGGACACCCCACCGCTTCTTACAATCAAACATATACATTGAATC